TTCGTGTGTTTGTGGTACTAGGTTTTTATAAATTTCCCATAATTTCCAATCAATACTTTCTAGTAATTGGGTCTGTTTTACTAGTATTTCAATTAGGGAGTCTGCTTGGTCTTCAGTCATTATGCTTCCTCGTAGGTTTACAGTGTGTGGGGTATAGTCATTGTACTAAAGTCTCTGAAAGTTCTTTCAACTGCTGTTCATTCATGAAAAATTGATAAGTGGATCTTAGCAATTCTTCGCCTCTTTGATTTTTTTGCACGCCAATGATTTCTAGACAAAATAAATCATTGGGTGACAAACATCTCTTTTTGATCACGATAGTTTCAAATCCTGCCTCTGTACCTGATAATTTAGTTATGTTCATAATTTAATCACTTACTTTATTATAATGTCATTCTTATATTGCGACCAGTCTGTAAATTTTGATCTATCCATAAGTGCGTGTAGACTGTGGGACCACACACCTGGATTCGTTGCCTTGAAATCTCGATCATCGATCTTGATCATCGTGTTGTAGTTCCAAAGTTTGATGTAAGGAATTGGCACCCGGATCTGCGCAATGAAATGATCGTAGTCGCTGAGACCACCGTCGTTGAACTCTACTACTTGATTCATAGGAATGTCTAACGAACACCAATAGCCTTGTTCTAGAAAATAGGTGATCATAGTTTCCCACTGTTCGTGTTCATGATTTCCTTGCGGATTGAAACTATGGTTAGCACCAAAGAATATATGACGTATATGTTCTTGTGTATTGATATGTGAATTTTGATCAGTTAGAATAGAATCAATGGCGTCAACAGATTGAACTCCTGTAACAAATAGAGTTTTCATTCCGTATGCAGGAGTGTGCTCAACTTCTCTGCCAATGAAAAATACAGTATCTTCCGATTGACCAGTATTATAATCACGCTTCATTTTTATTTTGCTCGTATTGTTTGAATAATCTTGTTACTTCTTCCATACGTTCTTGGAACACATCAGGCAAGGTCATTTTTTTACCTGTAATTCTAGCTGGTCTAATTTAGATTCTTCCTCGACAGTGAACTCGTCACCATGATCCAATTGTACAGGACTATCGCTTACTTCGTCAAAGAATTTGGCAAAGTTTGTAGTCGAATTCACAGTCTTCTTGCCAGTCATACCTCTCGTGCCGATAATGCTCATCCAATATCTAGTGAATTCTTCAACAACCGCCTCCGCTGTTGCTTTATTGCTCGTGGAAAATATTGCTTCGACAATATCCTTAAAAAATATCTGATCAAATTTTTCTTGCACTAACATGGCCGGAGTAATGCCTTTGTCATATTGACGATTAGCCTCCTGTACTGCGTTAATGTGCGCCCATACATTATGGCCCATTTGAATCGCATAACTAAAACTATCCCAACTTGTTCGACCTTCTTTACCTATCTTATTTAGATCTCCAGGCTTATAGATACATATATCTTGTATGCTACATTGATCTATCACAGGGCTAGATTGGAAATACTTAAAAATACCATCTTGGATGACGGCATCCTGAAACAGACGTGTGTCTGTAGCATATTTTTTGTCATCAGCTGACGGAACCATCCTATAGACCCATTTAGTTCTGTCTTCAGTTTCAGTTTGAATATAAATTTGTCCATTGGCAGTGGCTAAGAATGGTGATGCACAATCAAAACTTATAGTAAAGTTTTCATTATGATATTTCCTTACCGCACGTTGAATATCTGTTAGAAGACAGGCCCATTCTAATTTTGATGTTCCTAGGAAGTGCATCCAATCTTGTTTGCCTTTTTCTAACAATCCATCAAATCTTAATACTATTAGACGCTTTAGGGTCAAGTGTATGTCGCACATGTTTTGACCACCCATAGCCCATCCATTGAAGTGATTGCTATGCTTCTTTGGGTCACAGTAGTGTTTCATGCGCTGATACCAATCTTCTGCATCTGTATGATTTTCACCCTGTAAGACATTTAGGAATTTACAATTACCGTTGCGATTACGAATAAAATAATCATTGTTAATGTAAGTGCCCTGCACAGCTTCTGCGTAAGTAGAAATGCCAGTGGCTTTTTGTCCCGCTGGAGATCTAGCTACCCAAGCTGGGATATCTAGAATCATGCCGTAGTCCATAAGTGTATCCATCCATGTCAACACTTGGCTACGTTTCTTTTGTGCTTTGGGACAGTTAGGATCTTTCCAGTCCGCTTCCCATACTCCTTTACCGATCTGAAAGCCACCACTATCTCCCAAGACCCATGATGTTGTACGATCGCGATTACGAAACATATCCTCGCTATCATCACGTTTGTTCAGATCTAAATTAGCATGACCTGCACTATATAAACACCAATTATAATAAAATAGTCCCTTGTCTGGTTCCAAGTAATTAAGACTTTCTACACCGCTGGTAAAACATTTTGGAATACGTCCAGGATCGACATAATTTGAAAAACGTTGTTTGCCTATAAACGTGGCATAAAATCCAGATGTAGCAGGCAAGAATACTGCATAGTCGTTCTGGGATGCAGTAAGATTTTTATTCATTATTTAGATTGTCCGGGCAAAATGTAGTTGTATCTGGCTAGTCCACTGTCAACAGTAATTTGCATGGCACCTTGATCTGTTAGAAACATTGTAATATCACCACCGAGACCCAATATAGCGTTGACCTGGGTAACCGGATACCCCCAATTATTTTTAAATTTTACTTTGACATCTGATTGGAATACAAAACTGCCTGCGTGTGTGCTAGCATCTCCAAAAAAGAAAACTAAATTATTGTTTTCTGTTTTTACCTGGAAAAAGTTTTCTTCTGTGTGTACTTGCGACTGTAATCTCAATCGCTGAATACTAGCGACGCTGGGCTGAAAATCAATGTCCCAAGTTGTGCCTTTAAACTTAGCAGTTTTCAACTTGGCGTTTATAATATCTGCAACCATAAATCTATAGTCGTTGACAAAGTCTCCTGCGGCATTTTCAAAATGTATACCTGTAAGCATATCCTTGCCATTGCGTACTTCTGTGATTACTGTGATTTTAGAATTTTCTTTATATTCGGGATTTTTCAAATGTAAATTTAATTTATCTAAATTAGGCATGCCGAACACGCCTTCAAATTCATCCACATTTTTGTGTGTCTTTGCATCCATGACTACTGTGCGATCTTCGGCTAGAGATTCAATAACAGTTTCTGTGCCGGACCCTGTGACCTTGATTAAAGGCAGAAATCCCAGCGAGTATGTGTGCGCTATAATGTCTTGTAAAATATCTTTCATGTTATTTCCTTTTAAGTTGATTATATTTAGGTTTTTAAGAAAAGTCAAACAATTTATTAAATGTATTTTTCTCTTCAGTACTCTGTATATCCCAATTAAGAACGCCAATTAGATTTTCTAATTTGTTATCAATGATAGTAGATTCCATCTCGGCGTGATCAAATGGCAATTCTTGAAACCATTTTGGCAGTCGTAATTCATCTACCGGATAAGCCACACTAGTGTATCCTAAGGGATTGTCTTTCAATTTACACACAATGACTTTTGAACCATCTACGATACTCATGGAATATTTGTCATGATACATGCGTTTTAAGGTATTCCAATTAATGCTAGCTCTTACATGCCCCGGCATATTGGCCTTGCCTTGACGTTCCTCTTTATGTTGATATTCTGTTACGTTATTGGCACGTTTGGGTGATCCTTTTTCCCAGCCTGGCCTCGCCTTGAAATCAATTCTAAATTGTGTGATAAAGTCCAGAACATCTTTTTCAGTACTGCCTGTGAGCACACGTTCAAGTACATCGCTTAGAAAGTTTTGTATGAATTCTGGAGTATCAGACCTTTTAAGATCTAAGCCCATGGCCTTAATTTTTCCGGGCTTACCGTCTTTATCTATTCGTTTACCTTCCTTGTCATAGTACAGAACTGCATAACGTTTTTTAGTTATGAAAAGACCTTTCGATGCGACTATTTCTCGACCAGCCTTGATCACTTCACCTCGCGTTTTAGGACAGTGAAAAGCATCCAACATAAATTGTTGAAATGTCCCATTGACTTCGTTAGCTATTTGATCATAGAGTTGGGTGACAGTTTCTTTAGTCCAAGGTATGGCGCCTTTGTCTATGTCTTTTTGCAATGTTTTATAAGCACTAAAGTAGCAGGAGTCAGTGTCGCCATAGATGATAGCACGACCCACATGATCATACTCACCAGTAACGATTTCATTGACTTTTGAAGCCATGTGCTTGGCAATCTGTCTGCCTGTAAGTGTGGTACTTTGCCCAATTCTTTTATCAAAGAATCTGCATCCGGGATTGAGAATAGCTCCATATAAAGAATTTAGATTGATCTTTTTTACTAACTGACGTTTATCCCAGTATTCTTCTTCAACCTTGTTAGCAGCGGTAATTGACTCTTTTAATTTCGCCTGCATTTCTTTGCGTTCGGCGTACCAGCGTTTTAGTAGTCCAGGAATAATACCTTCTTTCTCATAGGTAAAGATGGTACCATTTGCACTTAGCATCCACGGCTGATGACTGTCAAAAATCAATTTATAAACTTCAGCAGCACTGAGAACATGAGATTCACCATCTTCCCAGTCTACAGTTATATCGAAGGCTTTGTCTTTACGCATCACTGCTTCATACTCTAACGACCCAAACATACCTTCCCATGACGCCGCAAAAGATTTCTTTTTAAGAGTCATTTGATCATCAAGGTACTGTTTGGTATTAATTGGTCGTAGCTGGCCTACGATAGTTTCTGGCCCCATGTTTAGCGCACGAATCGCACTTGGATACAGACTGTTTATATCTAGCGATCCAATCCAATCTTGGAGACCTTCTTTGGGATAGGCCACGTAGGCACCTGCTGCCTGTGTGTCCTCGTTGTCATCCCGCTTATGACGACCAGGCACCTGAAATCCTCTACGATGACATTCATTGATGATAGCCTGTTCAGTAACTGCGACTGCCCCCATTGTGGTTGGAAGAAGCACGGTGCACTCATGTGCAAGTTTATTACTGAGATCTAAGAATTTAAGTTTTTGATCTAGTTTGTTTAACAGAGCACAGTCTTGTCTGTTGTATTCAATAAACTTACGGAAGTCATTGTTATACAGTTGATCAAGTGTGCCCTCATAGACTGTTTTACGTTCTCCAATCTCCGTTTCACCAATGGCATCCAGTCTATAGGTATGGCGTTCTTCATAGGTATATTTTCTATAAAGTTCAAGGCTGTCTAAATGAACACGACCTATGAGATCATAAGTGGTTGCTGTTTTGCCAAACTTTTCATACTCGCGTTTTTTAGGATATTGATCCCAGAGACAAAAACGTCTAGTGTCATCTTTAGATAACACCTTAGTCACGCGATTTACAGTATAGGGGATATCATAACCCTCGGAGTTCCACCCACTCAGGACATCTGCATCTTGTATTAGGTTTAAAAAAGTATCTAACAGTTCTGCTTCAGTTTCAAAGACGTGTGTGTTTGGAAAATCTTTCACCAATTCTTGTGCTTCTATCAGTCCTAGTCCCTTAGGAGGAACTACCAAGCAGATCAAGGTATCCATCCACTGCAGATGCACAGCAATAGCGGTTATGGGCATGAATGCATCATCTGGCGACGCATAACCTCGCTCCGGATCGAAGTCTACCTCAATGTCAAAAAATGCAACATTTAGTTTAGGAGCATCTTGATTAAGATAGTTTTCACTGAGACAGACAAAAATTGGATTTAGATCTGCTTCGTATAGTTTCTTGCTAGAGTGAATGGCTAGTTCTTTACGAAAATCTTTGCTGTTCTTGCAGATTACTCTACTTAGAGATTCACCAAATATACTTTGGAATTTGCCACGTGGGTCTTCATGATAGAAGGTATAGCGTACAGGATATTCTTTAAATATTCTCTTGCCTTCTGTGTTGCGTTCTACAACCTTGATAATATCAGCGTCACGCTGGAAAAAAGCATCTACATACAAAATTTATCTCCTATGCAATTTGTGGCTTGCAAATACCTAAGATGCGGTTTATGGCCTCGCCTGCCTTATACAGCAATTATTTATTACCACCAACTCACTGCCCGGCCGAAACCGAATACATTGACACAGGAAAAATAAGAAGTCAACACCAACGGCCATGCCATACCTCTTTTGGATCAGTGCCTAATTTTCTATCCTTTGTATGATTATGTGAGGGTTGCCATGGATCAAGATCACCCTCATATTTTACAATAATCTTATGATCCTTACACCAGAAAAAAAATCCCTGGCGGTCGTTATAAGATATGATCACACACTCGTCACGTTTTGTTTGATAGGTGTTCATTGGGCTTACTCCATATCTTGTGTTCTGTATCCAAATCATTGCTCCATAGCATAAGTTTGCTATAGAGTGGATATACATATCCATTGGTAATAGTTAGAAACTTACTTACAAAGTCACCAAGATAATAACACATATATGCTAACAAGGTTTTCATTCTTTATCCTCTTCCCGTATATGTTCGTCACATGCGGTATACATCCAATTATGACCGCGCTGTTTGCCGGGCTTGCCGCAAACTTCGCAAGTCACTTCGCTCATGTATTCGGCAAATGCTACCGCGCCATCTATATAGTCATCACCACCAGTATAATAAAATCGTAGTCCACCGTACTTTTCCTTGACCTGCGTAGCAACGACTGGAAGAAATTCCTTTTTGTTGAGTTTTAGATTATACTCACGATTCTTGATAGTGGCACAGAGGCTATCAATGATATTGTACCAGCCATCGCCCGGAAAACCCCAACACATGGCGGTTTCACGCATATCACCATGTCTATCCTTGAATATATCAGGATACTTAGCGCACAGTGCTTCATCTAGTTCTTTACGCATCTTTATCTTCCGGCAATCTTTTTGTGACGCCAAGAATCATTTCAATCTCATTCCACTCTTCTTCATGAGATTTCCAATTATCTTTATGTGCAATTTTGATTGCCTTGTTGATAATACTAGCTTTGACATTTAGTTCTTCTGCCACAGCCTTTACAGTTTCTTTAAGTCCTTCTTGAAGATCTTCAACTTCGCGTAAAATATTTTGGCCCTCTGTGATCAGTCGTTCTAATTTGGCACGTTCTTCGGGCCCATATATCCTGGTTGACATAGCTTCTCCTTTGTTGTATTATACATACTTAGTAACTACCTGTCAAGGTCCAAAATGAAAAAAATCATTTTAGCACTTTTTATTGCTAGCCAAATTTTAGTTGCTCATGCAAGATCATTTAATCCTGAAGAATTATTTGATACAAAGAAAAATGAATATAAAACTATAGAACTAACATGGCTAG